GCCGAGTGAAAGGCTTGCCCTCCGACAAACCACCATGCTGGCTCAGATGGTGCTTTTAATTTGCGTTCTAATTCCCATGCTTTGCCACAACGTAGCCATGAAGCAAACGAACTGAACGAGCGATGTGCTACCTGCATTTCTTTATTTTCTATATCCATAAGAGAACGATAGCAGGTATACGGAAGGTGTCAAACATGGCGTGCGACACGCCGAGCGCGGACCCTTAAGTTGCTAATGGGTTGGAAATGTGTGTACAATATCGAGCGAAGCGAGATGCAACTGGGGAGAGCCCTCTAAGGGGCTCTTGGATGGCGAGCGGCTATAATGATAGCGAGCCGTAGGAAAACGACATAAAAAAATAACCCCCGCCGAGGCGAGGGTTAAGTTAAAGCCTTTGTTATACAGTCGGTGGTGTTACTGCCGCTGCTTTTACTGCTGCATCAGCAGCAACAAGGTTTCCACTTGGTAGTGGGAACGTATCCGATGGGTTAAAGTATCGGTAAAATACTGGCGCTAGGGCAGCCAGTGCTGCACCGCCTAATGCTTTGAGTGAAGTTGTATGATGGACAATGTACTCGGTGAGTACCCCACCCGCAGCAACGTGAAACCAAAAGGCTAAAGCAGTCCAGACCTTTGGTGGCACGTTAACTAAATAACGATTTGATGCCATTGTATATCTCCTTAGGATGTCCACTTTGGACTTCCAAACCCTACCACAAAGACAGCCATGTGGTGTTTATTGCTTGTCTGAAATGCTCGTGTCTTAAGTGCTACTTCTCCGCCATTTGACTGGCTGCCAGTAGGCTTATTATCAGCGCTGGTGTTGCCTTCTACAGTCGTAACGGTGCCGTCACCATTGTCTTTAACCACAATACCAACGTGCTCAACACCCTTGCCGTCAAAAGAAAAGAAGGCAATATCGCCTGGCTGGGGCTTTGCCGTCTCGTGGTTGGACCATTTACCCTGGCCTTGGAATGCCTTGGCCCCAGCAGGCGTATAGACGCAGTTTGGCATACCCTTAAAGGCTACCTGTGCCGCGCACCACATGACAAATGAGCCACACCATGGTTGCCCGTCACTTCCTGTAAACTTGCCATAGATAGTCTTGTTATCTGGTACTTCGACTACCCCCACCTGGGTTTTGGCTTTGGCTACAAAGTCTGCCGCTTGTGTCATTATTTATGCCACCCAATAATCATCTTGTATAAGAAAATTAAGATGTCTTTAATAACTCCTTGAAGATTTTTTAGGTTCATCAAAATGTGGGCTAGTTCTGATTTCATTGTTCTACCTTTGCTTTCATTACTTCAACATCAATCTTTATTGACTGTTGGTTTTCAAGCAGTTCCTCAACTTTGTTAATAAGGCCAGTCTTGCCATCGTTGTACAGCGCGTACTCAATACGATTCAGTTTTTCCTTAAGTTCATCTGTGTATTTAACTATAGTAAATCTGGCTACCATGCTTAAACCCGCAAGTAGGGCTGCTCCTACAAAAAAATAAGAGTAGACGATGGTGGCTGTATCTGGAGACATGGCGGTTTTTCCTTTAGTGTTGGCGGTTAGATGGTACGGAACTGGCACATAATCATTCCACCAAAACCCTTGAACCTACGTTCAGGTGGGGTCATGCGGACAAAAGTAATACTTTCAATAACTCCACGTACGGTTTCATCATTGGTAAAATCTTGAAGAATAATTACATCTCCACCAGACTCAGTTGTTTCTAACTTTTGGATACGCTCAGAAGCGCGTCCTTCATAGCCAGTAGTCATGTTGTATCTATCACCCTCAAAGTCGTAACAAAGAAGTGGCAGGGTAATAATGCGCTGCCGTTGCACCGCGGGCAAGGCCTTTAATTGGTAGCCATTAAACGAATCTTCTTGACCCACCAATTGCCCAGATGCGGCAATAAAAGTGAAACGCAAGGCAATAGATTCTTTAGGAAAAATGTCTTGCGTATCCATACCAATAATGTCTTGGGTAAAATCAAAAGAATTATTAACCGTAATAATTTCAGCAGTTGTAGAGTCTGGATTGACTACAGTAAGTTTAAGTTGACCCCTCATTGGCAAGGTTTCACGAAGTTTGACTAACTCAAAATGCTTATCTTCAAGAGTAAAGTAACGAATCTGACCAGTTTGCAGGTAACCAGTTGAAACAAGAGTTGCTGCCTGGAAGTAAACACCGACACCTGTTACACCAACAATTAACTTGTTGGTTGAACCTAATACGCAAACACCTGCGGCCTCAGCGGTTCCATCAACTTGTAGATGGGTGGCATATGCCATTTGATTGGGTGCAATCTCTCGGCTTAGGTCAATCTTTATTAAGCCAGAACGGTACGTTGCCCCAGTTCCGTCCGTATCAATGTAGTTTGTTACCGTGCAATAAGCATAACGGTCATTAAATGTAATGGATTTACATGGCGAACCAGTAAGGTTTGTATCTGTGGCTGGTTCATAGCCATTGGTAATGACAGTCAATGGGCCGTAGGTGATGTAACCAGATGATACGAAGCCAGAAGTGTCAATCGTTCCTACGCGAATACCTTTGCTTGTGCCAAATACCATGTACTTGCCAATGTATGAACCAAGGGCATAGACAATCTCACCTTTTGGCATGTCTGCTGCCGTCACTGCTTTGTTAAGAAGAGGGACTGCCCCACCTGTATCCAGGGAAAGACGATACACAGTGGAGGAGTCACCGACATAGCCAGAGACGTAGATGGCGTTAGGGCCTTCGCATACACCAGTCCATACCCATGCTGGGTTTGGGTGGGCATAAACTGGAAGTGTACTGTTGGAGGCTAGGACAACCGTTCCAGTTAAGCCATTGGCAAATGCAACATCAGCATTATTGTGGTAAAAAGATACTTGGGTAGCAGAAGGAACGGCAATAACAGACCATGTTCCATTGTACGCTGAGGATAAACTAGCAGCAGTAATTTGGCTACCTACGGAGAAGTTGTGTGCTGCTGAGGTAGTAAGGGTTGCAACATTGTTTGCTAAGATTGCAGCAGTTACTGTATAGGAAGTAATTGGAGTTACTTCAAAAATATAATGATTAACACAAGCAATTAAACGTTGTTTGACCCAATTCATCTTGACAGATGTAACAGTGCCTGGGCCTGATGGGTGAGTAAAGATAGATGCACCCGAGCCGCCAACAAGGGTGCCTTTATAAATTGCAGTAGCGTTTGCAGCGTAGTAGTTAACACCGTCTTGCGCCAAGGCTAAGATAGTGCCGCTGCCGCCCCATGTTATGGTGGTGGTTACCCCTGCTGCGGTTGTGCGGTAAAGGGTTGACCCACTAGCGGTAAAGACTACATTTACACCATTGGCATCAGTGCCACCAATAACAATTGGTGCTACGCCAGAAGACACTGTAATGTCAGTATTCTTAGTTGTGTCTGGAAGTAGGGTTACTTTGCCAATATTAAATACATCTACACCAGCAGATTTGTTATAACGCAAACCAACTTCTGGGCCCTGCACTGGCTCTTCGTAACGAATACCAGCGCCAAGGTGAAATGATGATTGAGAACGAAGCCACCATCCAGTAAGCGTCTGCTCGCCTGGTTCTTTTTGTTGGTCAATCTGTTGCTTGCGATATTGTGCTGTTTCACGCTTGTACGGGTACGCTTGAGATGGACCAAGAAAGAATGGCAAACCAGCAATAGCAACATCGTATTGATTGCTAGTGTTGATATATGTGGCACCCGCATTGGATGGCTGACCAATCGGGTCTACGGGGCGTTCGGCTATATGTTTGTAACCGTCTGTTGCCACTGTTGCTCCTTATGTCAGAAGATTCACCAACGTTCTTGTACGTCCGTGAGCCAGTTGTGTATATACCTGCGTGGTTGCGACACTGGTGTGGCGCATAAGTTCTTTAACGGCAATCAAATCCCCACCTGATTTCTCAAGCATGGTTGTTGCAAAGTAATGTCTAAGGCTGTGGAAATGTTTTGCCTCTGGGCCAAGGATGCGACGCATCTCATTGGCTGCCTTCTTGGAAAATCCATTAGGGTCAATAACCCAAAGTCTGTCTAGCGTATTGTGTGACTTAATCATGTCAGCCACAATAGGGCTGACTGGGATAACCAGGTCAGTATTGCCCTTGCCTAGGACGTTAAGCATTGGGCCTTCTTCGGTATCAAAGAGGTCTGCCCCACGAATTTTGGCCGCTTCCATGGCTCTTAAGCCAGCCATACCACCCAGGATAAACCAGTCTTTAAAGGGCTGCTCAGCCTCTGCTAGAAGTTTGGCATACTCAGCCTTGGTAACAGGCTTAGGAACGCCTCTGCCAGCCTTTACGTCGGGTAAATCAAGGGCTGGGTTGTGCCCACCCAGAAGGTTCATCTTGTTCAAATGCTTGTAGATAGAGCGCAAACGAGAGACATAGTTGGCTTTAGTTGATTGCTTGGTGGCTCTGAGTACAACCTGCTCTAGGTCCTGTGCGGTTGCTAGGGCAGGGTGCACTCCGATGCGACGGATAATTTGCCAGTCTGTCCGTATTACATACGGACTAAACCCACTGGCTTCATAGCGATTCTTTAACTGTCTGTATATCTCATCAAGGGGTACAAGGTTAGTATTTTCCATGTACATACCCTACGCCTATACCACAAAGAAAGCCAATTATTGCTAGTAACATGCGTGAAGCATATCACAAGTTAACTCTCGGTGGAGTGTGCTACGCCTGAACCTGAGCCGCTTGCTGGGCTTCGTAGGTTTCCTTGGTCATTGAGGTAAATTCCCCGTTGCCTCGGTCAATGATGGCATAAGTTACAACTGTGCCATCAGGTAATGAAATATCTTGAAAATTTACATTGTCCATTTTATAGCTCCGCACTAAATCCAAGGTAAGAAGAAGTTGTATTTGCCGCTAATAATAAATAAGGGCGATACTGAGTAAATCCAGATTTACTGAACTGTATCCAGCCCGCATCTTTGCTACTGAAATTAGCAGCATTGGTGACGGAAGATGGGGTTGTTGTAAATGTAACCCCATCAAAAACTTGAAGGTTGGAATAATCTATGGTTGTTGATGGGGTCGTTCTCATTGTTACAGGGAATTTGACCATAAAATCACACGAAGCAGTTGATTCTGCTAAACCATTGGCGTACAACTGATACCCACCATCTCCACCAGTGCGCCAGTAATATCGCTGACAAGCCGCTAACTCTCCCTGGAGTGTTCCTGTGGCAGTTGTG